CATGCTCTACTGCTAACGCAATGTGATGGGCTTCTTGGTATCGAAGCCCAAACACATCTATCAAGGCCTTCTCCACTCTTTCGTGAACAAGGAGGTATTTTGTGATATCTGTACCATTAAAGTCAACGTTCATGTGTCTATCAATGTAGATGTCTTTACTGTCTTTGGAATAACCAGCAACATAAGGAACATCATACTTGTTAATGATCTTCACGGTCCTACCAATCTCTTTTTGAAAGGCAGGATCGTGAAGCATTGTATGGACACGAAAACTATGAACTTTAGGTAGGGCCATTAATCAATCCAGATAAGTCTTGAAGGGTTTTGATGGAGTCATCTCTGTGGCAGACTTCGACATACTTATCAATGTCGGTAGACCACTGTTCTCCATCCCACCATTCAAAACCTTTGAACTGTGACTTGTAGATACCAATATTTCCATAGCCAGAACCAATGTAAAGATGATAATATCCCATCTTCTTGGCTAACTCTACTTCATATGCCACTAAGTGGCGTGAGATAGAAGCTTTTGGTTCTGAATAGTCCCATGCGGTAAACTGTGTTTCAAGCCCACCGTCATAAGTTGTCATCTTAGAAAATGCAACCAAGTCTCCTGCATTGTTATGCACAAGAATCCATGTTGCACGATCTAGATCGATTTCTATTGTATAAATGTCATCGAGGTTACGTCTGGCTGTAAACATACCGAATACGGTACCAACGTCTGACATATCCTCAATCGTTTCAACGTGGGTTACTTTATAACCCTTTAGTGGTTTAGTTTTCTTATCGAATAGATTGCAGTCGATGCGGACAGAACGTGAGTTATACCACTTTCTATCGTTAATCAACCAACCTTGTTCGAGGGCGTCCACTTCACGCGAGTTTTCCAGGTCTAGTTCTAAATCGTAAACTTGTAAATCGTATTGCGAAACATTACCAAAGATAGGGTGTATCTTGGTCTTCATTTCTGGGTATTAGCTCCTTACGAGTTTGTATGCATTACCTCCATCATCGTAAAAGCCAAGGACCAACTCAATAATAGTAAAACCGTATGCATTATATAAAGACAGAGCCACATCGTTCTCTACTCTACAGTGTAAAGTGAGAGGGGACCATGGTATAGTCTTATTATCGATATAGTGTTGTAAAAGCAGTTTAGAGTATCCTTGCCCGCGGTATTGTGGGGCAATCTCTAAAGTTTCTAGATATTCAGATTGATCTTGATCGTCATCATAGACATAACTTATATAGAAGCCTGCTATATCATCATTGATCTGAAGAACATTGACATTACAACCAAATGATTGGTAGTCTTCAAGTTCATCAATCGTAATCGTGTCTGTTTCAAATGAGGCTTTCTCTATCTCTATCATTCTAGGATAGTCAGCCTCGGTTGCTTCACGTATACTTATATAAGTTGTCATAGGGTAAAGTTAGAAAATGTCGTGTCCGTGATATCTTTTTTCACGCCACCAGAAACATAACTGGTAATCTCTGTTTCCTGGGGTGCTACTTGTACATCAGAACCACTAATCCATTTAGTAGTCCATGGTAGAGGATTAGGTCCTGACTTACCTGGAAGACCGATATTGCTCATACGCTTTGCTGCAATGTGATCTACATAGTCACACAGCAGTTGTTCATTTAGACCAATCATCGACCCCTGATGAAAGAGATAGCGTGCCCACCCCTTTTCTTGATCGATGACTCGGTGAAAGATAGCAGCACATTCATCCCGTGTCTCTTCCCGTATTCTCGCAAAGTCTTCATCCTCTTTCGGTAGTATCTTGAGGAGATTTTGAGTTGAGGCAAGATGAACGTTCTCGTCTCTGGCAATGAGTTTAATGATCTTAGCATTGCCTTCCATTTTCTTGACTTCAGCAAATGCCCAAGAGCAGGCGAATGAGACATAGAATCTAACTCCTTCTAGAGCATTGACAGCATTGAGACATAACCATAATGCTTTCTTGTGATCATATCGATACTTTGGCGTATAACCATATTGCGATTCTGGACAACCAAGTGTATTGTTTAGAGTAATCAAATCATCATAATACTTGCTGATATCCTCGGCACAGTCTAAGATTTCTGGGATGTCGAGCATCTCATCGAATACTCTACTTGGATCACTGTATACATTGCGAATGATGTGAGTGTACGATCTACTATGAATCGTCTCACTGAAAGCCCAAGTTTGGATCCAGGTCTCCAACTCTGGTAGCGAACACACAGGGAGGAAAGCAAGCGAAGGAGCCCGACCTTGTACAGAATCAAGTAGAATCTGACGCTTAAGGTTCGAGGTAAAAATGTGTTTCTCATGGTCATTTAGTGCCTTGAAGTCTTTGCCATCGCGAGACAGATCAACTTCTTCTGGTCGCCAGAAGAAACCGAGTTGTTTATCAGTTAGTTTTTCAAAGATTGGATAGCGTTGTTTGTCATATCTAGCGATGTTTACATTCTCACCAAAGAAGCAAGTCTGTTGTGTTGCGTCAAATCTGTTGTTATTAAAAACTGACATCGCTTTCGTCTATCCATTCTACTTGATTTGCAGGAAAAGTTTGTCGCCAAACATGAGTTTCATCTTTTAAAACAAAGTCAATTTTGGTGGAGTTTGAATAGTTCTTAGCTTCAACCACCTCGTAGACTTTGCCGTTCTCTTCCCATTTGTTATTATTTATTCGAATATATAGCATAACTAGACACTTTCAAACATGTGCTTTAGTGCAGAAGCATCCCACCAAGCATTGTGTCGAATAGCACCAGGTAGTGTAGTTGGATAAGCATCAACGCGCACCATATCAAAGATGATCCTAGGAACGGCAATCATCTCACCTGGACCAGTGATCATTGCCTGACAAAGATACTTGATGTCATCTGGCCAATCTGTAGTAATCACAGGGCATGGATCATCTCCGAAGAACTCTTTGATCATATGTGCGCCGCGATTGTCCAATAGAGAAGCAACTTGCATCTTAACGCCTTTGGGTACATTAATAATGACGGGCATAACATTTATAGCAACCCATGGATCAATCTCTTGGATTGTCTCATATTTGATATATAGGCTATGCCCGTCTTCACGTACCAAAGCTAGACTAAGTAGCTGCCCTCCGAAGCCGTTATATTCACAATCGAGCCAGTAACGCATAATATAAAAACTCCTTTGTATAAATAAGATGTGACTCGCGATATTCCAGTATCCAGCCACACTAACGCTAAACAGGAGCATCAGCTATGACTATTTATCTATATGTCAAACAATGTCCCCACTGTGGTCTAAAGTATTTCGGTAAGACCGTTAGCAAAGATCCTTACAAATATAAAGGATCTGGCACCATCTGGATGAGGCATATCAAGAAACATAATGTAGTTCCTTATACCATAGAAATGTACACATTTCAAGATAAAAATGAAGCAATAAACTTCGCTCTGTCTTTTTCCAAAGAACACAATATAGTTGAATCTAACGAGTGGGCAAATCTTGTCACAGAAAGAATCGACGGTGGATTTGAGCCAGGTAAACCACATACGCTAGAACATAGACTAAAAATAAGCAAAGGACTTTCAGGTAGAGTCCCCACAAAACAACACACCGACAATATCTGGATAACAAGAAAATCTCGTTACAAGAATGGTGTGACTGATGAGACCAGACAGCTAAGAAAGTCGTTATTTTCTGGATCAAAGAATCCAATGGCACAGAACTGGACATTACATTATAAAGATGGTCACCAAGTTCAAATCGATTGTCTAAAAACTTGGGCACTCAACAATGGATACAAATACAACACTTTATATATGAGGTGGTATAATCAAGACAAAGCTTTTCGTGATGGATTCAATATCACCAAAGATCAAATCTTACAGGAAGAGCAATCATCATCGGCCGAATCTTCAACGTCGATTTCTCCAGCGCCATCTGCTGTATTAAAATAGTATAGGTTTTTGCCTCCGAGTTTATAAAACATCAGCAAGTGCCCGATCATCTCTGATAGAGGAATCTTACCCTCTGGATAGTGAACTGGATTGTAGGAGGTGTTCACGGAGATAGCTTGATCAACAAACTTCTGTAGAACTGCCATGATCTTCAGATAACCCTCTGGTGACTTCTGGTCCCATAGCAACTCATACTTATTCTTTAGTTTCTTGATATCAGGAACAACCTGCTTTAGAACACCATCTTTACTCTGCTTGATTGATACCAACGCACGAGGAGGCTCAATACCATTCGTTGAGTTACTAATCTGTGCAGAAGTTTCAGCAGGCATTAATGCCATCAAAGTTGAGTTACGAATGCCGTATGAAGTAGCATAACGACGAACATAATCCCAATCCATATGATACACAGGTCCAGCCAGATCATCAACATCTTTCTTATAAGTGTCGATAGGAAGAATTGCTTGGCTGTATTTTGTTTCGTTTGTTTTGCCGCAAGGTCCAAACTCAAAAGCAAGATCAACAGAAGCCTTGATTAAGTAATAGGACCAAGCTTCAGCAAAACGATGCACAAGGTCAAGATCAGGATTAGAATAGGTTGATCCGTTCTTAGCGAGCCAATATGCAAAATTAATGATACCAACGCCAAGAGGCCGACGATTTCTAGTACCCTTTCGCGCTGCTTTAACAGGGTAGTCTTGATAGTCAA